AAGCTGGATCAGAATACTCGTCAAGGAAATGTAGCAGTAGAGGCAAAAAAGTTTTTAAAAAAGAGGTTAGGACGCTCACCTGATAGAATGGACGGCATTATGATGATGGCTGGAATGTTTGAAGAAGTACCTATTGTAGAAAAAGTGAAAAAAGAGCGATATAAGTTGAATAAAGAACCAGAATATAACTTTACACCAGAGACTGTTTAGGAGATTTTATGAAAATAGAAAAGATTTTGAAAGACTTGCAATATTCGGCGACTAAGATGAGTAAGCTGCATAAGCAGATGGACAATGATTTTGAATTTGTGCAAGGAAATCAGTGGGAGTCCAAAGATGTAGAGACGTTGCGAAAAGCTGGTGTTAAGGCGTTGACAATCAACAAACTTAAGCCGATCATTAAACTGCTTACTGGTTTGGAGCGTCAATCCCGCAGCGACTACAAAGTTTATCCCGAGGGCGGTGAAGACGTTATTACTGCTGACATATCTTCACGTCTCATTAAGAATGTTGTTAAGAATAGTGCTGCTGAAAATAAATTATCCGAAGTTTTTAAACATGGTTCTATTGGTGGGATGTCTTTTCTAGAGCCGTACATTGATTATTCTTTTGATTTGATTAATGGCGACATGAAATTCAAAAAAGTTAGCGGCAGCAATATATATCTTGATCCAGATTTTCAAGAATATGATCTTAGTGATTGTAAATTCATATTTAAAATAAAAGCAGATTTATCTAAAGAAGATTTAGAGTTTTTATTTCCTGATCAGTTAAATAAGATAAAAAAGATTGGCGACGGCAAAGTTAATATAGAAGGAGTCCAGGCTTTCAGTGAATCAATCCAAACACTAGATTATCCTAGGCTTAGCGAAGGAAGTAAATATAGCGATAAGAAAGAAGATACATATGACCTTGTAGAATATTATTACAAGGAATTAAAAGATAGATATTATGCAGTATCAGCTGAGAGAGGAATCATGAAGGAATTTGACACAAAGGAAGAGGCTGAAGAGTTTGCTGCTCAGATAAATGGCGACATTATGAAAAGGAAAGTTCCTGTCATAATGTTAGCACAAATTGTAGGAGATCAGAAGTTTTACGATGATGTCTGTTGGACTTACCCACGATGGAAGACATATCCGCTGATACCTTATTTTGCTGAATTTATTACTGAGAACTTGAAAGATTATTCTCTAAAAATTCAAGGTGTTGTACGAGGAATAAAAGATTTACAAGAAGAGTACAACAAAAGACGCACACAAGAATTACGACATCTTAATGCATCTGCTAACTCTGGTTTTGATATTGAAAAGGGTCAGTTAGACGACGAGAATTTAGCGTTACTTAAAAAGCATGGTGCTTCACCAGGCGTTGTTGTTGAGAGAAAAAAAGGAACAGGACCTCTTACACGAATCTCTCCGATGCCATTATCTCAAGGACATGCACAGTTAGCGGCAGAGAATGCACAAGATTTAAAAGAGGCTAGTGGCGTTAATCCTGATTTGCTTGCGAATGATTCGCAGTCACAATCTGGACGAGCAATTTTATTCAAACAGCGTCAAGGTCTTGTAATGATTCAAGAGATGTTAGATAACTTCTCTACAACTAAGAAACAAGTTGGAAGATTTATATTATCACAATTTAAAGAATTATTCACAGTTGAAAGTGCTATGAAAGTGTTGGGCGATGCCTATATTACTGATAACTTTACAACTCCAGTCAGTATTGTTCTGGAAAGAGCATTACAAAAAGTTCAAAATAACGAGCAGCCTACACAGTTAGAACAATCTGTGTTGTTGCAATATCCTAATCAGTATAGCGACCAGCCGATTGTTGACGAAAATAATAATCTCGAATCGATGGTTGATTTAGACACTGCTATGATTACGATTAATACTATACTTAATGATGCAAGTATAAATAAATACGATGTTGCTATAGGAGAAGGTCCTTATCAAGATACAGTTAGAATGGCGAACTTTATGGATCTAAAAGATCTAGCTGGTCAAGGCGTTCCTATACCACCAAATATATTAATAGAGACAAGCATGTTGCCACCTAATGAGAAGAATAAAATTCTTAAACAATTAGAGCAACAGGCTTTAGCTGCACAGCAACAAGCCCAGCAGCAGGCACAACAAGAACAACAAGGAGGAACTGCGTGAGTGTTATAAATGACTATCCGCAAAACTGTGATTATTTGAGAGGCTATTTAGGTCTTCCAGGTAACGCAAGTCTATACGAAATGATCGGTCAAATGGTGGCTGAACTAAAATCTCAAAAGGAGAAAAGAAATGTCGGAGAAACAAGTGGAACAAGTGGAACAAGCGGAACAAAAGGAACAGGAACTGCAAGTAGAGTTAAACGATCAAAAGGAAGTGGATCAAAGTCCTCAAATTGATGTTAACACTGGGGAGGAAATAAAAGATGGCGAACACGAAGAGCAACCCGAGTCTAAACCCAAAACTGATACAGAAAGCTCCGAGCCAGAGAAGAAGGACGAAGCCGAGGAGTCGCACCCGACGTTCGATCAAGTAGAAAAGGACGAGAACGGTTTAAAAAAATATAATAAGAATGAACAAGCCCTTTATTGGAAGTGGAAAACTGATAAGCATAAAAAGCAAGAAGCGGTAAAGGCAAGCGAAGATTTAAAGGCTCAGGTCGAGCTAAAAGAAGTACAGGCGTTAAACTACAAGAACCAGATTGATAAGCTAAAGGAAATGCTTACAAAAGGAACTGATTTAACCGCCGAGGAATTATTAAAAGTTGTTGATGTAAAGCGAGAAGAAGAGCCAGCACCAAAAGTAGACGAGGCGGCTAGAATAAATCAGAAGATAGCAACGAAGGCTCAGTTTGCAGAAAAAATAGGATCAGCAAAGTATGACAATTTTCAGGACATCGCACAGTTGGCGAAAGACGTAATAGCAGAAGATAAGTCTGGAACGTATCAGAAATTGGTAGCCGCTGCTTTTACTGATGATAGTGTTGATGAAGAACATTTAGTAGAACGAATCGTTAGTATCGCTAGATTAAGCGATAAATATAATGAAGTTAGTAAATCTGTTAAGTCAGAAAAGAAAGATACTGTAGATAGAGCGTTGAAGAACGCAACTAAAAAGATTAGTAGTGCCTCCATTGGGAACGCTGGTGGTAAAAGAGTCGTTAGCGAAAGCGAATTAACTGTGGCAGATGCTTCAAGTCTCTCCACAAAGGAATGGAATAAATTAAAAGATAGTACAAGACAACGAATCTTAATGGGTATAGACCCGTAAAAATCAAGGAGTTTCTAAATGGCAAATTCAGTAAGTATCGATGCTCTTAGACCAGAAATCTGGCAAAAAGAGCTGTATAAAGATGTTATTGATAACATGTTTTTCACATCAAATGGTTTGATGGGTGAAGGCGAAAATAATGTTATCCAACTTAAGAATAATCTTAAGAAATCAAAGGGTGATTCAATCACGTTACCTTTGACAACTAAATTAAGTGGTAATGGAGTTACTGGTGACAGCGAACTAGAAGGAAATGAAGAAGCTATTTCAGCATATTCAGATTCTATCGCTATTGATCAGTGGAGAAATGCTGTTCGATTGACAGGAAAATTAGACGAGCAGAAAAATGTTTATGACATGCGTGTAGATGCAAAGAACAAACTATCTATTAATATTCAAGAATTTATCGAGAGACAAATTTTTATGAAGTTAGCTGGCGTTAATAACGTATCTCTAACTGATATTAATGGTAATATTGTTGCAGCAAACGCAGCATGGTCAAATTCACCTGATCAAGTACCGACGGCAGATACAGCAGCTGGATACGGAGACAGATACCTATGTGCAGATTATACATCTGGTGCTGATTCTATTGCTGCTACTGATCTTCTTACTCCTGAGTTGATTTCACGATCAAGAGTTAAGGCTGAAACATCAAGCCCAAGAATGCGACCGCTAAAGATTGATGGAAAGAACTATTGGGTTATGTTTATTCATCCTTGGCAAGCATTCGATCTTAAGAACAACGCTACGTATGCACAAGCACAGCGTGAAGCTCAAGTTCGAGGCGAGAAAAACCCTATCTTTACAGGTGCTTTAGGCGTTTGGGATAGAGTTATTGTACATGAACATGAATATGTTCCTTATCTAGCCGCAGCGACGACTACTATGTTGAACTTTAATTCAGCTACTGCTGGAACACAGTTCACAAACGGAATTAATGTTTTCCGTTCGTTACTTTGCGGACAGCAAGCTGGCGTCATGGCAAATGCTTCTGATTCTATGACTATGGTAGAAAAGACGTTTGACTATGAAAACAAGGTTGGCTATGCTACTGGTCTTATCGGTGGTATTCAAAAAGTATCATTTAACTCAAAAGACTATGGTGTAATTGCTGTTGATACAGCTGCTACAGCATTAGTTTAATACTAGATAAGGAGATAATAAGATGGCACATTCAAAAGGTACAGAGTATTTAACCGAGTTTGCTGGTAACTATAAAGTTGTCAATGTTTTAGTTGATGGCGGAACAGGTACTACGAGCACGGTTACTATTACTGGTTTAGGAACTGTAGTCGGAGTGCAATGCACACCTGCTGAAGCTGTAACAGCTGATGCGGCGACTATGGTTGTTAAGACTATTGCAGACAACGTTGTTACGTTAGTCGAATATGAAGATGACTTTGCTACTGCGTGTACGCAGAATGCAATTGACTTTTATGTAACTGCTATCGGTTACTAAAAATAAACTAGGAGGTTATGTGAAGGAGTTATTAATTGGTTGTGGTTCACGAAGAGAAAAAAGAATTGCTGTCAAAGGCAATAAAGATTTTGACGACGTAGTTACACTAGATAATAACCCTTCACATAATCCCGACATTGGGCATAACTTAAAGAATCACCCTTTGCCCTTTAAGAATAATGAATTTGATGAGATCCACGCTTATGATGTTTTAGAGCATCTGGCATCTCAAGGAAATTACGAGTTCTTTTTCAGAGAGTTTTCTGAATATTGGAGAATACTAAAACCAGGTGGTTTTTTCTGTGCAAGCGTTCCTAGCACGAAATCTATCTGGGCTTTAGGTGATCCTTCTCACACGAGAATATTTCATCCAGCTTGGCTTACGTTCCTATCTCAAGCGGAGTATGAAAAACAAGTAGGTAAGACAGCTATGTCAGACTTCAGACATATTTATAAAGCAGATTTTAAAGTTGCGTTAGCAGAGGAAAAGAATGATTCTTTCCTATTCGCACTTGAGGCAATAAAATGAAAATACTAGCTTTGATGCCAGCATATAAATATATGGAAATACCAGCCGTTCAGTCGCTGGTCGCCATGCAATCTGACATATATAATAATGGAGATAATATCAATGTTGCTTTTGTTCATGGGTTTAACACTGCTCTCGCTAGAACTAATTTATTTGAGTATGCTGCTAGTGTGGTAGACGCTGATTATGTATTAAATATTGACAGTGATCATATATACAAAGCAAAATCTTTGTATACTCTTATCAGTAAAATAGAGGACAACGATTTGGACATGTTATCTGCTGGATATTATTTAAGAGGCGGAAGAGAGTTTGCTCATGGAAGACATGTAGACGGAAAGTTTAAGAAGTTCACAGAAGGTGAAGTCAAAGGGATTGTTGAATGTGATGTAGTTGGATTTGGTTTTTTACTAATGAAGAGTCAGTTTGTTAAAGATATGGTAAGAAAGTTTCCTAAAGATTTATTTAAGATGGACGTCGATGGAAATGCTTCAGAGGATGTTTACTTCTGTAAGAAAGCTATAGAGAACGGATCTAAGGTTTGTTTTGACGCTGATACTATTGTTGGACATTTAACTACGGTGGTGAACCAATGAAGTTCAGTATAATAATGCCGACGAGAGGTGATGAGAAAAATGTTGAGAAACTGCTCGACTCTATCGAAAGAAATACACGGGACAAAAAGTCCGTTGAAGTGTTGTTTGCGATTGACGAAGGGGAAAGATCGATTATCGATTTTGTTGAAAGGAAGAAGTATTCTTTTCGAGTGGAATTTTTCGAAAGACCAAAAACAGACAACTTCTCTCAGGATTATTATAACTGGCTTACAAACAAGTCGTGCGGAGAGAATATTTGGGTTTTTAATGACGATGCTTGGATAATTACTAATGATTGGGATGCTATAATTTTGAAAAAGATAAAAGAACATCGATGGGATACATATTTAGTAGATACGCATGATTCTACAAAGATTAATCCTGGCAATTATTTTTGCACATTTCCTATTATTTCTAGGAAAGCATGCGGGCTTCTTGGATATACATTACATCCTAGAGTAAGAATTTTTCCAGCAGATAAGGTAGCGTTTGATACATTCAAAGCAATAGATAGAATTATTGATGCAAACGAAATCTTAATACAGCATGACCACATTGTTGAGGCAGACAAAAGTAAATCAAAGATGATGAAGATTTTTGAAGAGGATAAAGAGATTTGGGCTAAAGAGCCTATAGACTTACGTAATGATATAGTGCGTCTTCTTAAATATGCTGGACAGAACTATAAAGAGAGTAAATTAACAAGAATAATAAAAATCTTACAGGAGGTTTGAGATGGCAGTAACAGACGTAAACTATGCAGACTTGTGGGACGTAACAGCGATGGCGTCACAAGGAAATGGTCTTAGTGCTTTAGGTA